TGTGTTTGTCATTACTTCTGCAGGAGCAAACGTCACTGGTAATCTTGATGTCAGCAGCAACGTCAGTGCAAACTACTTTCTTGGCAATGCCAATGCAACAAGTCTGACATCAGGTACAGTGCCCAGTGGTAGACTTACTGGTACCTATTCTATTAGTATCAGTGGATTGGCTGCCACTGCCAACACAGTCACTGATACTGCGCAGCCTAATATTACTTCGGTTGGCACATTGAGCTCATTGACTGCCACAGGCAATATCACTGGTGGTAACTTAATAACCGCTGGATTGGCAAATGTCACAGGTAATATCACTGGTGGTAATATCACCACCGCGGGACTGATCACAGCCACTGGTAACATCACAGGTGGGAACTTAACCACTACTGGTACGGCCAATGTTGGCACACTATCAGCAACTGCCAATGTCACAGGTGGTAATTTAACCACAACTGGTATTGCCAATATTGGCACTTTGGCTGTAACTGGCGACGGATTAATTTCTGGCAACTTAACTGTCAACGGTAATACAAATTATGTTAATGTCACTAATTTAAACATACAAGATCCAATTATAGGTATTGGACGTGGCGCAAACAATGCTCCACTGGTTACAAATGACAGCAAAGATCGTGGTGAACAACTTTGGTATTATTCAGGCAGTGAAAAGTCTTCATTTATTGGCTATGATAATTCAGCTGGCAACTTAATCGCTGCTATAGACGTCAGCATCACCAGCGAAGTAGTCACAGTCAACAGCTATGGTAACTTTGTTGTGGGCACATTGGCAGCAACTACGGTCAATGCCACAGGTAATATCACTGCCACTGGCAATGTTTCAGGTGGCAATATAATCACTGCAGGATTAATAAGTGCAACTGGCAATGTTTCAGGTGGCAATATTCTTGGAAATGGATATTATCTATCTGGTATTGCATCATTGTCCTCAGTTTACTATCAACTAGAGGTACAAGGAAATACAACTGGTAATGCAGCTGGCAATGCAACACTGACGGCATCAAACAGTTCTGGTATCTTGTCCCCACGGGCCGGCAATGGTATTACAATGGCAGGCAATGCCACAACAAATGTGCTGACAATAACAGTTACAGGAAGTACCAATGATGGAACTCTATTTGGCAAAGGCGGCGATTGTGGACTTATTACAGACGGAACTACTGCACCAAATTATGACAATGGATTAGTAAGTGCAGGAGTTGTCGATGCATATGACCTAGGAGTAATTATTCAAACCAGTCCAGGTGGGGGTAATGGCACCATCCAATTCAATGTTAATAATCAAAATTTTGGTGGGGCTGAAAACTTCACTTGGAATACTAATACCTCAAATCTATATGTTGGTGGTAATGCCACAGTCACCGGCACCCAGGCTGTCACCGGCAACATAACAGGTGGTAATTTAATTACTGCTGGTAGTTTAACTGTTAATTCAGGCAATGCTGCTACTGCTATTATAAATGGCGGATCTAATGCAGTGGGCAACATTGGTAGTTCGTCAAAGTATTTTAACACAGTATTTGCCAAATCAACTTCAGCACAGTACGCTGACTTGGCTGAGGTGTATGATACCGATGTTGAGTATCAACCAGGCACTGTGATGATAATTGGCGGCATCAAACAGCTGACTCAAAGCACAATGTCACATGATTCTAAAGTAGTGGGTGTGATAAGTGATAAACCAGCCTATCTAATGAACACTGGAGTTGATGGGCAACCGTTGGCGTTGACCGGAAAAGTTAGATGTCTGATAAAAGATTCAGTAAAACGCGGCGACCTGTTGGTAAGTAGCGATATGCCAGGATATGCACAGGTGTTAGATTCGGCACTGTATCAAGTTGGATGCGTATTTGGTAAGTCACTTGAAGATTTTGATGGTGACACTGGGGAAATTTGGATATTAGTTGGTAGATACTAATCCAATAAATAGATAAAGATAGGTAAAAAACATGGCAACTCAAGTACAATTTAGACGAGGATCAACAGCTCAAAACGACGCCTTTACCGGCGCCGCCGGTGAGCTCTCAGTCGACACTGACCTCAACATTATGCGGGTCCACAATGGATCAAATGCAGGCGGATTTTCAATGGTTGGCGTGACCAATACACAGACTTTACTCAATAAAACTCTAGGTAATTGCGCAATCAGCGGCAATGGTGTGATCAGTATCACTGCTGCTATCACCAGCACTGCCACCGTTACAGCTGGTAATTTAATTACTGCTGGTAGTTTAACTGTTAATTCAGGCAATGCTGCTACTGCTATTATAAATGGCGGATCTAATGCAGTGGGCAACATTGGTAGCTCGACTGTATACTTTAATACAATCTTTGCCAAATCAACTTCAGCACAGTACGCTGACTTGGCAGAAATGTATGTGTCAGATGCCATTTACCAGCCAGGCACAGTGGTCAGCTTTGGTGGAACTAATGAGATTACTATGGCTGAAATCCCATGTGATATCAGAGTGGCCGGAGTTGTCAGTACTGCTCCTAGCTACTTGATGAATACTGGGCAACAAGGTGAATTTGTTTTACCAATTGCATTGACGGGCAAGGTCCCAGCTCGAGTCACAGGTAACATTCAAAAAGGTGACATGATGGTGTCGGCTGGGAATGGTATTGCTATGGCCTGCGCTACTCCATCAGTGGGAATGGTAATTGGCAAATCGCTTGAAGAGTTTAGTGGCGAGTCTGGTGTGATTAATATCGTTGTTGGACGACTATAATCCTTGTTCAATCAATTGAATTTTCTGTTGCACTGTATCTAAATTGACAGTATTCCAAAGACCCGGATGCATGGGTCTTGGCCAGACCCCAGAGTCAATCCAAGCATAGCCTTGATGCTCGTTATTTAATATAGGAAGAAATTCTTGATCCACTACACAGAAGAATGTATTGTACACAAATGTTCCTTCAACACCGGTGAATTTTTCTATGGGTAAAAATCTACTAGACGCAAAACTCATTCCAAGTTCTTCCTGACACTCTCGCAGTATTCCATCTAATAGGCTTTCATTGCGATCACATTTACCACCAGGCAGGCCCCAGGAATCAGGATGCCGAGTGTCATTTCTAAGAAGGTAAAGATATCTGCGCGAGGTACGACTAAAAAACCAAATACCAACTGCGTTTACAATATAAGATTCCATGCTCCTCCAAGATACAATCCATCGTAACTTTTTACCCACTGACCATTGGGTATATCAGATTGATCTACCAATACAGGAATCCATTTGTATTGTATACCTGTTATGACATTTGTTACGTACTGTATGTCATCGCCTTGTGATTGTGAGTTGAATGCAACTATCCATCTTTGTCCATCAAACTCCACTATGTCATTGGCATGTGCAATAAGAGGCTGACCGGTGACTCCGCGCCAGGCGGTTGGGTTCGTATCAACTGTGTAGTATGCACTTTCTTCAGGGTTGTATACCTGCGCGGAATTACTAACATCGCCAGTTGACTCAGTGAACAAATATCTTTGACCAGTTAAACTAGAGTCTAACCCATCGCCAGGCGCACTCAACAACGGGTTCACCACAGCATCAACTGGTGCTAGTGTATTGGCAGGTACAGTGCTTGTGTCTACACTGAATAGCAGAAATCTATCATCAGCAGGATTAATAGCCACTGTACCAACAATCTGTGTGTCAGGTTCCCAGGGATTGTCTAACGTGATATAACTGATACCTGGACGCAATGCTCCATACAGTTCAATCACACTTGGCCATACCAATTGATCTAGCACTGGCGAATCCGGTGGTGTGAGACTTGTTATGGGTTCGCTGATGACATCTTGCGGCTGCAAAATTTGTAATTGCCCGTTTAATAACAATACCTGATAATTATAAGGTGTAACTTTAATGCGAGTGCCTAGTAATAAATCGCTTTCAATGATGGAATTGCTGGCATCGCCCTGTGAGTCGTAAATGCTGGCAATAATACGTTCTACCACGCCTAACTTCTTGATCTTAGCCGGAGCACTAATCCAAATTGGCAATCCAAAGCGCAATGTACATACATCAATTTGATCATCTGTGCCACTTGGAATAGTACGACTACTCCAGTTTACTGATTCAAGTTCTACCACACTTAGACTGGTCCAGTCAATGTAGTTGTCTGTGCTTTGTATTTCCAGACTGGGATTGAACAGTGTTAGAATCTGCTCAAGCAACTGCATTTTTTGATTGGTATTAGATGTCCAAATATCAAGATTTAATGTGAGCTTGTAAGGCACAGGCATCAGACGTTCAATGGTAAATGCATTGGCCTGTGTGACTTCGTAAGTATCAGTGTCTCGATCAAAATAACGTTGCCGTACATTGATCTTGTCCACAAATGTTGGCTCTTGAATGCGTCCACGGTCATAGTCTAAGTTCACAATATAAAATGTCATCAACGGAGTTGAGGGCATTGAGTTGCTAGAGTTCTGTTGAATAATGATTTGCGCATTGCGACTAGCATCGCCGTATCGCACCGGAACACGTACTAGGGTGTCAGGTGGCGACACACCAGCTTGGTTCTGTCCAAACTCAACTTGAAAGTTTGAAAAGACTCTTGTGAACTGCAGCAAGAATCTGCGGATTTGACCATCATAAAAGAAACTTTGCATAGTTTAACTTGATTTCTGTCCAGGTTGTGTATCCGGGTACGGCTTTCTTGGTTTGTCGCCACCTTGATCGCCATTGTCTGCCAGCGGTTTAAGTGCGCGACTAAGACTCTGACGACTAGGGATGTTCCCAAGATCATCAGATGATGTAGTGTATGTATTGTTGACAAACGACGAGC